AGACGCACCTCCCCCTCCTGGTGGTGATTTAGGTGCTCCTCCACCTCCCCCGGGTGATGCCCCTCCCCCTCCTGGTGGTGATTTAGGTGCTCCTCCACCTCCTCCGGGTGGGGCTGCTACTCCACCTCCATCTGGTGGTGACACTACTGCCGATTCAGAAGAAATCGATATTACAGATTTAGTTAATATGACTAAAAGTGTTAAAAAAGATATTGAAGATAATAAACAAGACCACACCGCCGTTTTAACAAAAATGGAAGATGTATTCACGAAATTAAATGATCTTGAACAAAAGCTATCTCAAATGGACAGAGTAATGGATAGAATTAATTCTTTAGATGGTAAAATTGATTCTATTAGAGAAAAAAGACCAGAAGAAAAATTAGAAATGCGTTCCTTAGATTCATATCCATTTAATCAAAACCCCCAACAATTTTTTGTTAAAAAACAGGACGAAATGAGAAAATCAGGAAAAAATGAATACATTTTAACAAAAGATGAAATTGAGAATTATTCAAACGACACCATAAGACAATCTTTTAACCCAGATCAAGAAGAAGATGAATATAGCTTCTAATGTAAACTTTTTTTTAGGTTTACAACTACAATTAAAAATAAATCATTGGCAAACTAAGGGCCATGCAAGACATTCTGCTTTTGGTGACACATATAATAAAATAAATGATTTAATAGATGAGTATGTCGAGCAGGCAATGGGTAAATATGGTAGATTTATTTTAGATGAAGAAACTAAAAAAATAGAGTTATTAAATTTGAATGAGTTAGATGTGAATAACTTTATAAGTGCGGTAACAAATGGATTGGTTAATTTTACAAAAGAACTTGACCAAACAGATACTAATTTGTTAAATATTAGAGATGAAATTTTAGGGGAAATGTACAAATTGTCATATTTACTAACACAGGAATAAATAAAAAGATATTTTTTAAAAAAAATTAAACCAGATTTTTTAATCTGGTTTTTTTTATTTATATTTTATCATAATCATTTTATAAACATTTAAATTTTTAAACATGTCAGCATTAGATTCAGTACTCGCACAGTACGAAAAAAACAAACAAGCCACAGGTGGCAACGTAAACAAAGTCTCACAAGAAGAGAGAATGAAAAAGTATTTTACTACTATTTTACCAAAAGGAGTTAAAACACAAGAAAAAAGAATTCGAATTCTTCCAACAAAGGATGGGTCTTCACCATTTATTGAGGTTAAATTTCACGAAATTCAAGTTGACGGAAAATGGGTTAAATTATACGATCCAGCACAAGAAGGTGGTAGATCACCTTTGAATGAAGTCGCCGAAGGGTTAGTTATGTCCGGAGATCCTTCAGATAAAGAATTGGCTAGACAATATAGATCAAAAAAGTTTTATATTGTAAAAGTAATCGATAGAGAAAACGAACAAGATGGAGTTAAGTTTTGGAGATTTAAACATAACACAAAAGGAGAAGGGGTTTTAGATAAAATCGTTCCTATTTGGAGAAATAAAGGTGATATTACAGATTCTGAAAAGGGTCGTGATTTAATCCTTACTTTATCTTTAACAAAATCAGGTAATGGTAAAGAATATACATCAATAAGTTCAATTATTCCTGAAGATTCGGGACCACTTAGTACAGATGCTGAATTATCAAAAGAATGGTTAGAGGATGATTTGGTATGGACAGATGTTTATTCTAAAAAACCATTTGAATATCTTGAAATGGTTGCAAATGGAGAAGTCCCAAAATGGGATTCAGATTCAAAAAAGTGGGTTTCCAATTCAACACAAGAAACAAATATTGGTAACACACATACAACCCAAGATACACAAGATGATGAGGTAGATAGTGATTTACCGTTCTAAACCAATAAGAACATAGACACAAACATAGACATAGTATCTATGTTCTTTTTTAATAATAATATTTTAATATACATATAATGGCCAAGTCAATTAAGAAAAAAGAATTCAATTATAAAGAAAAATTTTCATCAAAAACAAAATATAAAGAAACAAATTTTTACTATTGTGGTGACGCGTTTCTAAATGCATGTGGATTGCCTGGTCCTGTAATGGGAGGAATTAATATGTTTTTAGGACATTCAAATTCATCTAAAACAACTGCGTTAGTGTTGGCTGCGGCTGATGCTCAGAAAAAAGGTCATTTACCTGTTTTTATTATAACAGAAAAAAAATGGAGTTGGGATCACGCTGTTGAATTGGGGTTACAGGCCGAAAAAGATAGTAATGGTGAGTGGGATGGTGATTTCATTTTTAATGATAGTTTTGAATATATTGAACAAGCAACTGATTTTATTAATGAAATATTAGACGCACAAGAAAAAGGTGAAATTGATAGATCAATATTATTTTTATGGGATTCTGTTGGTTCTATTCCATGTAAAATGACTTTTGAAGGGAAGGGTGGTAAAATGCATAACGCAGCCGCATTATCTGATAAAATTGGTATGGGTATTCATTCAAGAATTTCTAAATCTAAAAAAGAAGATTACCCAACCGCAAACAACCCATTAATTAATACGATGGTTGTTGTTAATCAACCATGGGTCGACTTACCGGATAACCCATTTGGACAACCAGAAATTAAGGCAAAAGGTGGTGAAGCATTATGGTTGGCGTCTTCATTAATTTTCTTATTTGGTAATCAAAAGAAAGCAGGTATCAATCCTATTGAAGCAAGAAAAGATGGAAGAAAAATCGCATATGCCATTAGAACTAAAATTTCTATTATTAAAAATCACGTAAACGGTCTTACGTATAAGGATGGTAAGATTATTGCAGTACATAACGGATATATTCCTGATACTAAAGAAGCTGAAGAAGAATATAAGAAAAAATATTCTGAATTTTGGTCACAAAAATTAGGTGGTGATTTTGATTTAGTAGAGTCAACTTCATATAGTGATGAAGAAGAAATTGAGGGGTAACAATATTTTTTAACCAATAATACAAATTTTAATGTCAACACTCATTGTTGATGGGGACAATTTACTTACGATTGGTTTTTACGGTGTTAAAAATTACTTCTATAAGGGTCAACATATCGGAGGTATTTACCATTTTCTTAATACTCTTAGAAAATCTTTTGAGGTCTATAATTTAGACAAGATTGTCGTTTTTTGGGATGGACACGAAGGTTCTATTCAACGTAAACGAATTTATGAAGGATACAAAGACAATAGAAGATCTAGACTAAAATCCGAAGAGGAAATAGGTTCGTAAGAGGTATATGTTAGACAAGGTGAATATGATTATTGTGAAACAGATGATTGTATTGCATACTATGTTCAAAACTCCCCAAAAGAAAATAAAATTATTTATTCATCAGATGGTGATTTAACACAATTAGTTTCCGATAATACAATAATTTTTAATCCAAGTCACGGTAAGTTATACAGAGAAAATGATACAATTTTTTATCTAAAGGAAGAAATTCACATTAAAAATGTAAAGATTGCCAAAATTTTATGTGGTGACTCGTCTGATAATATTTTCGGTATCAGAAATTTCGGAATTAAAAGATTATTATCTATATTTCCTGAGATCAAACACACTCCATTGACAATAGAAGATATTAGAGAAAAAACCAACACTCTATTTGAAAATGATAAGACCAACAAGGTAATATTAAATCTATTGGGTGGGGTAACTAAAAAAGGTATCTTAGAAGAAGAATTTTATGAATTAACTACCAAGGTAGTTAGTTTAGATCAACCATTCTTAACCGAAGAATCAATCGAAGACATACAATCATTAATTAATGGGACATTAGATCCTGAAGGTAGATCATATAAAAACACAATAAAAATGATGATGGAAGATGGTCTATTTCAGGTTTTACCAAAAAGAGACGACGCTTGGACCGTATTCTTTAATCCATTCCTAAGATTAACCAGAAAAGAAAAAAATAAAAGAATAATTAAAATTAAAAACAATGATTAACAATCAAGAAATCACAAAATTTGAGTTTTTATTAACACTCGAAAAAAACATTATCTGCCAAAGGTTTTTTAATGTAAAGGATCACAATCCTAAAACAAGACAATCAATGGATTTACATTACTATGTAAAAGAAATTTCGGATAAAATTTCTGAAGATTTAAAAATAAAAAGTTCCGATTATCTGTGTGAAAATCAAAATTATTTTTT